GCCAGCGGCGGATCGAGATCGCGCATCTGCGCGTGCTGCGCCGTTTCGGCGACCTGCAGATGCCGCCGGATGCGCGCCATCCGGGCGACCGCTCGGCGTTCAGGCTGTGGCGCGAGGCGCTTGACCGACTCGAGTGGCCGCTGCGCATGAAGGGCATCGTCGTGTGACGCGGCGTGCCGAGCGCACGCCGGACTGCACGATCTGGGTCGCGTTCTCGGGCCGCGCGGACCTTCCCTGGCTGAAGCTGCTGCGGCCGGGGTTCCGGCACTGCTTCTGCGCCGTCGCGGACCGCGCCGGCTGGACGCTGGTCGATCCGCTGGCGCACCGGCTGGTCGTGCAGCGGCTCAGGGTCGGGCCGGAGTTCGACCTGCCGGCGTTCTGGCGCCGCGCCGGCTTCCGCGTGCTCGGGCCGTTCGCACCGGCACCGGCCGCGCCCGCCTTGCTGCCGCCGCTCGCGCCCTTCACCTGCGTCACCGCCTGCCTCAGGCTGCTCGGCCTGCGTTGGAGGCTGGTGCTCACGCCCTTTGGCCTATACCGGCGCCTCCAGCGCCATGGCGGCGCTGGATTGATAGGAAAAATGTCTTGACGCTCCGGCTCCCCCGCCGGTAGAAAGATCAGGCCAACGGGCGCAGTGCGCCCTCTGGCTCCATCCTCCCTCCCCGACTACGACGGCCGGCCCCTCGGGGCCGGCCGTCGGCTTGTCGGCCCGCGCCCAGCCCCGAGGAGAGCTCGCATGGGTGGCCTGTTCCGCGCGCCCGCACCCCCTCCTGCCGCCCCGCCGGCTCCGCAGACTGCCGCGCCGGCGGCTAAGGAGGACCAGCGCGCCACCCGCATCGCCGCGCTGGAGGCGCGCCGCCGCGGCATGGCCGGCACCGTTGCCACCTCCTGGCGCGGCGTGCTGGCCGATGTGCTGCCCCCCGTCAACCGCAAGTCGCTGCTCGGCGAGTGAGGCTGCAGGTGGATCTCGACCCCGAGGCGATCCTCGCGCGCCAGGCGCGCGCGCTCGCCCGCCGCCGCCTCTGGGACGGCATCTGGAAGGACTGCTACGACCACGCCCTCCCCGGCCGGCCGGGCGAGACGAGCGTTCCCATCTACGACGGCACCGCACCCGATGCCGCCGAGCAGCTCGCCGCCTCGCTGCTCGCCGAGCTCACCCCGCCCTGGGCCCGCTGGTTCGGCTTCGCGCCTGGCCGCGCCATGCCCGCAACGCTCACCGGCGACGAATGGGCTGCGGCGCTGGAGACCGCCGCCGAGACGCTGCACGCCGAGATCGAGCGGTCGAACTTCGCGGTCGAGATGCATCAGTGCTTCCTCGACCTCGTGATCGCCGGCACGGCCTGTCTCGCGATCGAGGAGGCGCCGCCGGGCGAACCATCGAGCCTGCGCTTTGCCGCTGTGCCGCTCGCCGAGGTGACGCTCGAGGAGGGGCAGGACCGGAGGCTCGACACGGTCTTCCGCACGCTGCGCCTGACGCGCGAGGAGATCCGCGCCCGTTTCCCGGGCGCCGGGCTGCCGCGCGCGCTGCTCGCGCCGGAGCACGACGAGGGCGAGCCGCAGCGGCATGAGGTGGTCGAGGCGGTGATCCCGGACCAGCGGGGCTATCTCTACGCCGCCCTGCTGCGGGCGGGCGACGAGCCGGCGTCCGTGCTCGCGCGCGGCCGCTTCGCCTCCTCGCCCTTCATCGCCTTCCGCTGGATGAAAGCGCCCGGCGAGACCTACGGCCGCAGCCCGGTGATGAAGGCGCTGCCCGACATCCGCACCGCCAACAAGGTGGTCGAGCTGATCCTCAAGAACGCCTCGATCGCGGTGACAGGCATCTGGCAGGCCGACGACGACGGGGTGCTGAACCCGGCCAATATCCGCTTGGTGCCGGGCGCGATCATTCCGAAGGCGGTCGGCTCCTCCGGGCTCACCCCGCTCGCCGCCCCCGGGCGGTTCGACGTGAGCCAACTGGTGCTGGACGATCTGCGCGCGCGCATCCGCCACGCCCTGCTCACCGACCGGCTTGGCCCCGTGCGGGGCGCGCGCATGACCGCGACCGAGGTCCTGGAGCGGTCGGCCGAGATGGCGCGGCTGCTCGGCGCCACCTTCGGCCGGTTGCAGACCGAGCTGCTGACGCCGCTGATCGACCGTTGCCTCGCGATCCTGCGCCGCCGCGGCCTCGTCCCGACTTTCGGCCTCGACGGCCGCGTTGCCGGGCTGGTCTGGCGCAGCCCGCTCGCCCAGGTCCAGGCGCGCGCGGAGGCCTCGGGCACGCTGACGTGGCTCAACACCGTGCGCGCGCTCGGGCCCGCTGCTGCGCGCACCGCCGATCCGGCCGCGGCTGCGCGCTGGCTCGCCGGTGTGCTCGGCGTGCCGCCCGATCTCGTCGTGAGTGCGGCCGAGGAGGCGCACGCACCCGCGACCGCGGCCGCGGCGGCGGCGCCCAGCGACGACGCCCTGCCCCCCGGCCTGGATCCGGCCGCCTGACGAGGACACAGCCATGGCTGACAACCTGATCGACATCACGCTCGAGGACGCGGGCGGCAAGCAGGACGGAGCGCTCCCCCCCGCGCGCGGCAGGCGGCCGCGCGAAGTGCCGGAGAAGTTCTGGGACGAGGAGGCCGGGCAGATCCGCGTCGACGCGCTGCTCAAGTCCTATCTCGAGCTCGAGAAGCGGCTCGCGCGCATGGTGCCGTTGCCCGAGGACGAGGCGGACGAGGAGGCGCGCCGCCGCCTCCTGCGCGCGCTCGGCGTGCCCGAGACGCCGGACGCCTACACGATCGAGCCCCGCCATCCCCTGCTGGCCCCCGATCCGGAGGTGAACACGCGCCTGCATCAGGCAGGTTTCACACCCAAGCAGGTGCAGCTCGTCTACGACCTCGCCGCCGAGCGGCTGCTGCCGCTGATCGCCGAGGCCGCGCAGATGTTCGAGGCCGAGCGCCAGATCGAGCGCTTGAAGGATCATTTCGGTGGCGAGGAGCGCTGGACGCGCATCGCCAAGCAGCTTTCCGCCTGGGGCAAGGCGAAGCTCCCCGAGCCGGTCTTCGAGGCCCTCTCCTCGACCTTCGAGGGCGTCCTCGCCCTGCACCGCATGATGGAGAAGGACGAGCCCGGCCTCCTGCGCGGTGCAGAGGCAGGCGCTCCGCTCGGCGAGGAGGAGCTGCGCGCCATGATGCGCGACCCGCGCTATTGGAGGAAGCGCGACCCTGACTTCGTCCGCCGGGTCTCCGAGGGCTTCCGCCGGCTCTTTCCCGGCGAGGGCTGAGCCCGCCGACATCCGAACCCTCTCGGCTGCCCGCGCTGCATGGCGCCCGGGCACCGGGCCGGGGCTTCCGAGCGCGTCCCTTCCCGCGCTCGCCCCGGAACCGGGACGGATGCGCGTTCCCCTTCCCCGCGCATCCGTCCCGCCTGTTTCGGTGCGCTTTCGTTCCGATAGCGTGCCGGCCGGAGGCCGGCCAACCGTCCAGCCGGACGGCCCGGCATCCGCGCGTGCGCCGAGCGGCCCCGTCCGGGAGAACCGCGCGCGACACCCCGAACCCGCTCCGCAACCGCAAGCAAGGAAACCCGATCGTGGCGACCTCGATCGACCAGGCCTTCGTCAAGCAGTTCCAGACGGAGGTGCACGAGTCCTACCAGCGGCTCGGCTCCAAGCTGCGCCCGACCGTCCGCTCCAAGACCGGCGTCAAGGGCGCCTCCACCGTGTTCCAGCGCGTCGGCAAGGGTGTGGCCGGCACCAAGGCGCGCCACGGCGCGGTGCCGGTGATGAACCTCGAGCACGAGCCAGTCGAGTGCTTCCTCGCCGACTATTACGCCGGCGACTGGATCGACAAGCTCGACGAGCTGAAGATCAACCATGACGAGCGCGCGGTGATCGCCAATGCCGGCGCCTACGCGCTCGGGCGCAAGACCGACGAGCTGATCATCGCCGCGCTGGATGCGGCGACACGCGAGGCGGTCGGCGCCGGTGCCGGCCAGACCGACGATGACGGCCTGACCAAGCAGAAGATCCTGCTCGCCTTCGAGATGCTGGGCGCGGCGGACGTGCCGGATGACGGCCAGCGCTTCGCCGTGATCGGCTGGAAGCAGTGGTCGGATCTGCTGCAGATCCCGGAGTTCGCCAACGCCGACTACATCGGCGACGACGAGCTGCCCTGGAAGGGCACCCAGGCGAAGCGCTGGCTCGGGACGTTGTGGATGCCGCATTCGGGGCTCACCCGCAACGGGACCCTCCGCTACTGTTACTGGTTCCACCGCACCGCGATCGGCCATGCGGTGGGCGCCGAGGTGCAGACCGACATCACCTGGCACGGCGAGCGTGCCGCCTGGTTCGTCAACAACATGATGAGCCAGGGCGCGGTGCTGATCGATCCCGACGGTGTGGTGCGCATGCGGTGCAGGGAATAGCGACCGCATCGCTTCACTCTCCCCTCTCCCGCCATGCGGGAGAGGGGCACGGTGACGGTTCTCGCTTCGTCCGTCCGCTGGAGTCTCCCCGATGGCGCTCTCCGCCCTCGCGCTCTGCTCGCGCGCGCTGATCAAGATCGGCGCCGCGACCATCGCCTCGTTCGACGAAGGCACCGCCGAGGCCGAGGTCGCCGCCAATCTCTACCCCTCCGTGCGCGACGCCCTGCTCTCGGCCTATCCGTGGAGCTTCGCCACTGCCCAGGCATCGCTGCCGCGGCTCGCCGCCGCGCCGATCGCGGACTACGCGCACGCCTTCCAGCTGCCGCCCGATTTCCTGCGCGCGCTCTCCGCCGGCCGTGCGGGCGAGGGCCGCGGCGTGCCCTACCGCATCGCGGAGAACCGGCTGCACGCGGACCCCGCCGAGATCGTGCTGAGCTACATCTTCCGCCCGCCCGAGCAGTCCTTCCCGCCGTTCTTCGACGGCGCGCTGATCGCGCGACTTGCCGCCGAGTTCGTCATTCCGCTGACCGAGAACACCGCGCGCGCCGAGCTGATGTTCCGGCTCGCCGAGGCGGAGTTCCGCGCCGCGCGGCTCACCGACAGCCAGCAGGACACCCCGCTCGCGGTGCAGGATTTCTCCCTGGTCGGAGCGCGCGGCTGAGATGTCCGCGGTCCGCCGGATCAAGACCAGCTTCGCCGCCGGTGAGCTCTCGCCCGAGCTGCTCGGGCGGGCGGATCTGCGCGCCTACGAGAACGGCGCCGCTCGGCTCACCAACGTGTTCATCCTGCCGACGGGCGGGGTGCGCCGCCGGCCCGGCCTGCGCCATCTCGGCGTGCTGCCCGGTCAGGCGCGGCTGATCGCCTTCGAGTTCTCGACCGAGCAGACCTATCTCCTCGTGCTGACCGACCGCCGGCTCGGCGTCTGGCGCGGCGATGCCGAGATCGCCGCGATCGCGACACCCTGGACCGAGGCGCAGCTCGCGCAGCTCGCCTGGACCCAGAGCGCCGATACGCTGCTCGTCGTGCATCCCGAGGTGCCACCGCAGCGTGTCACCCGCACGAGCCACACCGATTGGTCGATCGCGCCCTGGAGGTTCAGTGCTGAACCGTATCATCGCTTCGCCCCCGCCGAGGTGACGCTCAGCCCGTCGGCGACCACGGGATCGACCATCCTGACCGCGTCGGCGCCGATCTTCACCGCGAGCCATGTCGGCGCGACGTTCAGGATCGGCGGCAGGCGGGTGCGGATCGACGCGCTCAACAATCCCGCCTCGGCCGCCGCGACCGTCATCGACACGCTGTCGGCCACCGGACCGACGCAGGACTGGGACGAGGCAGCCTTCTCCGCGGCCCGCGGCTGGCCGACGAGCGTGTGCTTCCACCAGGACCGCCTTGTCATCGGCGGCTCGCGCGACCTGCCCAACCGGCTCTGGCTGTCGCGCACGGGCAACCTGTTCAACTTCGATCTCGGCACCGGCCTCGACGATCAGGCGATCGAGTTCGCTCTGGTGTCCGACCAGGTGAACGCGATCCGCGCCGTGTTCTCCGGGCGGCATCTTCAGGTCTTCACCTCCGGCGCCGAGTGGATGGTCTCGGGCGACCCGCTGACGCCAGCCAACATCCAGCTCAACCGCCAGACGCGCGTCGGCACGATGGTGGAGCGGACGGTCCCGCCCGTGGACGTGGACGGCGCAACGATCTTCGTCGGCCGCGCGGGCCGGTCGGTGCACGAATTCGCCTACACCGACGTCGAACAGGCCTACCAAGCCGCCGATCTCGCGGTGCTCGCCCGGCACATGGTCGCCTCGCCCGTCGCGATGGCCTACGACCAGACGCGACGGCTGCTGCATCTCGTGATGGCGGATGGTCGGATGTCGACGCTGACGCTGTTCCGCGCCGAGCAGGTCACCGCCTGGACGCGGCAGGAGACGGACGGGGCGTTCCGGGCGGTCGGCGAGGTCGACGGCGCCGTGTTCGCGGTGGTCGAGCGCGGCGGCACGCACCGGCTCGAACGGTTCGACGACGCGCTCGGCGTCGATGCCGGCATGACGGGCATGCATCCGTCCGGCGCGACCGCCTGGTCGGGTCTCGACCATCTCGAGGGGCGCGATGTGCTCGTGGTCGCGGACGGCGCGCCGCGCGGCCGTCAGACCGTCACGGGTGGGGCCGTCACCACCGATCCACCGGCGCGCGCCGTCCAGGCGGGGCTCGCCTACACGCACCTGATCGAGCCGCTGCCGCCGGAACTGCTGACGCCGTACGGCGGGCGCAGCGGGCCGGTGCGGCTCGTCTCGGTCACGTTCCGGCTGCTCGAGACGGCCGCGCTCGCGGTCGATCTCGGCCGCGGCCCCGAGGCGGTGCCGTTCCGCCGCCTCGGCGCCGTGCTGCTCGACGCAGCCCCGCCGACCTTCACCGGCGACAGGACCATCCGCGCCCTCGGCTGGCGGCGCGACACGACACGGCCGCTCTGGCGCATCGAAGGCGACGTGCCGTTGCCGCTGACGCTCCTGTCCGTCACCACCGAGATGAGGCTGAACACCTGATGGCACAGCTTGTTCCCGTCGCATCGCTGCTCGCCGGCGTCGCCGGACTCGTGGGCGCGCAGAAGCAGGCCCAGGCGCAGCGTCGCCAGCAGGCCGATCTGCAAGCGAACCGCGAGGCGCAGCTCAAGCTCGCCGACGAAGAGGCCGCGCGCCAGCGCCGCGCCATGCTCGCGCGCACGATCGCCTCGACGCGCGCGCGGCTGGCCGCCGGCGGCGTCAGCGCCGGCGAGGGCTCGGGCGCTGCCCTCCTCTCCGGGCTCGAGGAGGAAGCCGCGGCGCGCGAGGCCGCGAGCGACCAGCAGTTCGCGCTGCGCGTCGCCGCGGGCCGGCGAAGCCTGCTCGACGAGCAGTTGAACCTCAACCCCTTCATCCGCGTCGGGTCGCAGCTCGCGACCGGGTTGTCCTCGAGCTTCCGCTCGCTCCTCAACCTCTGACGGAACCCCACGATGTCCGAGCATATCGTCATCGGCGATGTCGCACCGCGCGTGCAGTACATTGCCTCGGGGGCACAGGCCGTCTTCACCTTCCCTTTCCCCATCTTCAAGCCCGCGGACCTCGAGGTGTTCCTCGACGGGTCGCGGCAGTCGGGCGGCTTCGCGGTTGGGGGTGCGGGCCAGTCGGCGGGAGGCACGGTCACCTTCGGCGCGCCGCCGGCGGCGGGCACGCTCGTCACGCTGCGCCGACGCCTCGTCCTGCAGCGCACCAGCGACTTCCAGGAGAACGGCGAGCTCCGCGCGCGCGTGCTGAACGACGAGCTCGACTACCAGATCGCCGCCATCCAGCAGGTGGCCGACGAGCTCGGCCGCGCGCTTCGGTTCGGCCCGACCGATGCGGGCGCGCCTCCCGTCCTGCCGGTGCGCGCCGCGCGCGCCTCGCGCCTGCTCGGCTTCGATGCGGCGGGCGGCGTGCAGCTCTATCCGGCCGAGGCCGGCACCAGCCAGGGCCTGTTCCGCCAGGACGGCGCGGGCGCGGTGCCGCGGACGATGCAGGACAAGT